AAAAGCTGAGTCAGAGTAAGGCTAAAGAGTGAAAACATAGCAATAGCTATAAGCAATTCTACCAAAGTAAAACCGTAACGCCCGGAATTTTTTCTAAAATGTCTCTCTGACACAGCGATCACCTCTAATTCGTGCAATTTAGACTATTAGTAGTTAAGAGTATTATTGTAGTTCTTGCCAGCTTCCAAACGCACTAAAGAACGCACGCGAGTACCGCAAACGTTACCTGCGCTGTCGCAAGTGCCTTTTGTATAGCCAACAGTGTTGGTGTTGCCCAAGAAAATATCTCCATCAAAAGTTTTGTCCATAAAACACCTCCTGTCTTACTTGCTCGCCACATAACCTCTGAGCAGGCGGCTCAGGTCGTAGGCGTCGGACGCCTTGCGGGCGCTCAAGGCTTGCAGGTCGCTGAGACTGGAAAATTCGGTGCCGATGGTAAACTCTTTTTTGTCCGGCGCGTCCAGCGGCTCAACGATTTTTGAGCACAGCAGCCATGTATCCACACCGTGGGCCGCAGAAAAGATATGTGTCTGCTTCCCGATGGCAATGCGCTCGATGTCGATGCCTGCATCTTTCAGATCCACGGCTTTGATGGTCATGCCGTTGAGGTAGCGCAGATTTTTTGCCAGCTCTTCCTCTGCGGCATTCAGCAGTGACTGATTGCTGTTGTAGTTGCCATCGACCTTGATCACCTTGGTGATGATGCCGTACAGCTGCTGCGCCTTCGTGTCGTTGGCAGTGCTAGCGATCAGGCTCTCCTCCTTGGCGAACAGCCACCCGATGCTTGTCTTGGTACCAAAAGCGATCACGCGGGTACAGATGTCCTCGGCCTTGGTGTAGCTGTCCAAATCCAGCATGTTGACCCCAAAGGCGATGGTTTGAGGGTTCTTTTCGGTGATCTCCTGCAAATAATCCAGATAGCGGCGCGGGTGGCCGTCTGCATCGGTACCATGACGCACCACAAGATACCCCCCGTACTTGTCTGTGAGCTCGTCGCCCAGAATGTCCAGCGTTTTGCCGTATTTTTTGTCGTCACCGAAGGAATGCGTGGGCTCTTTCACGTCAAAAGCGGCGCTGCTGTAGGCTTTGCCGCCAACCGTAAGGCTGTACACGCCGTTTTTCTCGGTGATCTTGAACGTGCGGGATTCGGAGCTTTTGAGGGAGTATACAGAGTATGTCCCATACGTTCTGCCGTAGGTCACGCAAGAAACAGACGCCGTTGCGACGCTTACGCCAGCGTCCCAGGTCTTGCCGTTTGCATAGGCCACAGGATACCGAACCCGGAAATTGTTGTCTCCGATGCGGGAGATCACCCGGTCATTGAGGATCCGCTCCTCGTTGAGCGGCCACTCCAGGCAAGATGGGTCGCCTATGTAAAACTTTTCCTCGTAAAAAATAGAGACTTCGGAATCGACGGGGTCATTGATCGACCAGTGGTTTATGCGGTCACCATTATCGGAATCGTAGTGGTAGCCGGTATTCTCCACTTTGACACCATCGATATAGGGCACGATCATGGGCGTGTCCATCTGCACCTTGCCGGGGGTAAAGGCTTTGTAGGCGTCCACCTGCCGGTTGTGGTTGGTGCACACCCAGTCCAGAAACTGGGAAAAGCTCACGTTTTTGGCGCTGTAAGGGGCGGCGCCGCTGTCGTTGAGGTAGGCCATTTCGCCCTCGCAGTAGACTTTCTGACGCATCTGAAAATCCTGCTCATGGCTCATGGGTCGGCCCTGCCAGATCCGCCTCCAAATCACTTTGCCGTCCTTTTGCTTGTCACCCTGCTGCACCTCCACCACCGTTATAAGTTTTTGAAGCGCGGAGTGCGCCACGTTGCCCAGCGGCAGAGTAAATTCCAAGGATCCGGCTTTGCCCACCTCGCGGGTCAGCGTAGGGCTGATGGGTTTTTTGGTGTCGGTGATGTCCCCGGGGTCGTAGATGCAGGCCTTGTCCACCCACGTATCCACGCCGGACTGGGTGCCTGCGTAGATCTTGTAGTTCATAAGCTTGCCCCCAAATATTTGATACTAATGCTGCAGTCCGCAGACGCAGAGAAAACAAGGGTGCCCACCACGCCGTCCGGCATGGTGAGGCCCTCGATGTACTGCCAGTCGGTGGACTTGGCCAGAATGCCTACCTCAAAGCCATTGAGAGACACCGCAATATTTGCGGTGGTCTCGCTGCGCTGGAAGTAGATGCCGGCTGCACGCGGTGCACCGGTGATGGATACCTCTTTGTCCTCGCCCGCCTTGAGCGGGATATTCGTGTAATTGCGCACGATATCCGTTTCAAAGTTGAAGTCATCCCACAGCCAGTCGTTAGTGCCATCGTAGACGCTGCGCTTGAAGGGGTTGCAGGTGCCGGTGATGGTAAAGGTGCTGGAAAGCCGGTCGCGGGACGGCGAGACCTTCCACAGCCCTTCCCAGTACCACGTTGGATCCTCGTCGAACTTGCACTGCAGCCACTTGCCGTGGATGGCATTGGCGATGGCGCTTTCGATGCCGGGCCACTTGCTTTTCGGGGCGTTGCAGAGCAGCTCCATGGTGATGGTGCGCTTTTTATAGTGCACCTTGCCACCGTCCCATGTGGTGAGGTTGAGCAGGGTGTCTGACCCGGTGACCTGCACAAGGTACTCGTCCACCTCGGCAGCGCCGATCTTGGGACTGCCTACCTTGAGATACAGCCCCCAGTCGTTCAGGGTGTGATAGTCCCCGATTTTTGCGCCCAGAAGTTTTGCCATTACACACCCCTCGCTTTCCGTGTCACGGTCACGCCGATGCGTGCATCGACGTTGGTCGCCATGCGGGGCGACAGCACGCCCACCAGTTCACCGGAGTCCATGACCACCTGACCCTTGCCGATGTCGGGCAGATGCTCGTCCAGCATCCCCTCAATGCGCTCCAGAATGCTGGTCTGCCGGTCAACAATGGACTGCTGGCCGGTGACGCGGTACTGCAGGGCCGCGCGGGTGGAGAAGGTGCCCAGACTGTCGTACACACCGGTCTTGTCAAAGGGGCTCTGGTAGTGGCTGACCGGTGCAGGCTCCTTTTGGCTGTTTGCCCACAGCGCCAGACCAATGCCGCCAGCCACTGCGCCCACGCCCAGGATCAGGGCAAGGACGGGGTTTGCTGCCACAAAGGACACGATGTTGCCCAGCGCAGAGGTGATGCCGCCTGCCATGCCGGAAAAGTCCTGCACGATGCTGCCCAGAGCGCCGCCCACGCCGCCGGAACCTGCAAGGCCGTTGACGATCTCACCAAAAGCCTTGACCGAATTGGTCACACCGTCGATATCGGATTTTACCCCGCCGTCAGCAAACAGCTTCTGGAAGATATCAAATGCCTTGCCGATGCCGCCGCCCGAGTAGCCCTCATTGATAGCACCCAGCGCGTCCGCAAGCCACTTAGAGATCACGTCGCGCTGCTCCTGCGACACTTCGCCCCAGATCAGATTGACAAAATCCAGCCCAAGACTTGCCCAGTCACCGTTTTTGGCGTCTTTGAAGGTGTTCTTTACCAGCCCGAAAATGCCCTTATCCAGCTGGCCGGAAGCCTCGCTCAGCTGCTGGTCAATGCGGTTCTGGGTGCCCTTCACGCTCTTGTCGATCTCGTTGGAGGTCTCCGTCACCTTGTCTTGGATGCCGTCAATATAGGTGATGATCTTTTCGTAGGTCTCCGCGCCGTTCTCGCCGATGCGCTGCCCGGTTTCTGTGACGGTCTTCTTGATATGCTCGCTGCCGTCCGCGTACTTTTCGGTCACACGCTGGATCGCCGTCGTGATGCCGTTAAAGGTGGTTTCCGAGATGTTGGTAAAGGTGCCCAGCAGCGTTTTTGACATGTCGTCATAGGTCTTTGTGACCTTTGTGACGGTGCCGTTGACTTTGGTCTCTACCTGCTTAAAGGTCGTAGCCACGCCGTTCACCATTTCCTTGCCGGTCGTGGTGGTGGTCTCGGTGATGCGGTCTTTGATGTTGCCCGCGCTGTCCTTGACCTTTTCGGTAAGGGTCTGGATACTGGTGGTCACAGTGCCCAGCGCATTTTGTGCGGTGGTCGTGGCCGTGCTGGAGATGGACGAAATGACCGTTTCGATTTTGGAGCCAGTCTTTGCAGTTTTAGTGGCATCTCCTCCGGACGTTGTGTCCGTTCCGTCGCTTCCAGTATCAAGCCCTGTTTCATTCAGGCCGTATTGCCGGGCAAGCCTGTCTCCGTATCGCTTCCAATAAGCAACATCTTTCGGGCTACCCTGCTGGTATCTGGTCTCGGACGTTTTACCGTTGGCAGCGGCCCATGCCTCAAATGTGTTTTCTTCATAGCCATTTTTACCTAGAGCATGGTTCAGCTTGTACGACAGCCGATCAAGCGGGCCGGACATTGTTGAAACTCCATTAAGGATGCCTTGACCGATAGACGAAACAATATCTTTGCCGATCTGCACCCAATCCGTCGTAAAAATCTTTGTGACAATCGCCGCAGTGATGTTCCCGATTGCTTCAATTACATTGCCGGTCAAACTTAAAAAGCCCTCAACCAGTTTACCCAGCAAATCCGCACCAGCTGTAAAAATTTTGTCCGCATTGTTCCAAAGCTCCACAGCAAGCGAAGAAACTGTCTGTACAGCAGCATTCGCAACTATGGGGGCCGTGCTCAGGATCCCGTTTGCCAAACTGGTCAGCAGTTGTCCGCCCGTATCCACGATCTGGCCTGTGTTGTCCTGCAGATACAGGGCAAAATTCTGCACAGCTCCTGCTGCCTGTGTGGCAAGAGAGGGAATACCGTCGGAAATTCCGGTTGCAATGTCGTCCACAATATGACCACCCGCCTGCATCAGACCGTTTGCACCGGACGTCTCAAAGGCCTCCTGTAGCCGTTGCACCCACCCAGAAGCAGCTGTTACGAGTTTTCCTTCCGTCTCCGTCAGGCCTTCTGTAAGCGTTCCAAGCAGCTGCGACCAATTGTCTTTCAGGGTTTCAATGCGGCCGCTCATGGTCTGGCTCTGGGTTTCCATTGCGTTATAATAACGCCCTCCCTCTTCAGATGCCTTTTGCAGGGCCGCCGTCAAGAGGTCGTATGTAACGGTCATGTTCTGCACTTCGGCGGTGCTTTTTCCCGTGTAGTCGGCCAGAATGCCATAAATATCAATGCCAGCCATTGCGAATTGCTTGATGTCCACAGCGCTAGCCTTGCCCACGTTTTTGATCTGCTGCAGGTTCGCAGCCATACGGGACAAAGCATCATTGCCTCCACTTGTAGCCGATACTGCATCGCCCAGCGCCAGAATCGTGCTGCGGGCCTTGCCCGCGTCTACGCCTGCGCTGATAAGCAGCTGGTTTGCCTGAACCAGCGAATCAACGTTCAGAGGTGTGTGTGCTGCATCCTGCTTGATCTGGTTCAAAACGGCCTGCGCCTGTTCTGCGGATCCAAGCATGTTGGTATACGCAACGCGGTATTTTTCCATTGCCTGGTTGAAATCCGTGCCTTGCTTCACCGCGCCTTCTCCAAAAGATGCAAATTTTCCTGCAAGGCTGGTGATTGCCGTTGCGATCAGTTGTGATTTTGTAAAAGCACCTGTCAGTGTCTTACTCAACCCGGAAAAAGGCACGGAAAGGCTCTCTGTTTTAGCGGAGGCACGTTCCATTTTCCGGCCAACATCTTCCACTGAAACGCCTACAGCTTCCAGCGATTTCCGACATTCGTCCAGTTTCTGCCTCTGTTCGGCTATCTTTGCGCTGTATTTCTGCGCGCTTTGGGACGATGTGCCGTATTGTGCAGCAACCTTGTTAAAAGCACTCTGATAGCCGCCCAGTGAAGCTGCCAACGATTTGTATTGCGACTTCATTTCAGTAACTGAGGCTGCCGTCTTGGTTTTTGCTTGTGAAATGCCACGCTCAAATTCCGAGGTATCCATTCCAAGCTCAACCGAAAGAGCAAAAAGATTCAAAAGCAAAATCTCCTTTCTAAAATTTTATATTGTAAATTTATCAAAATCAGACAACTTTACAGCTCCATTATACCATATTTCTGCCATTTCTCCAACGAAAAAGCGCTATTCCGCCGGGCAAAACTCAACGATATTTCATGTGAAAAACGCCCCCTCCCGGCGGCGTGTCGAGAGGGGGCGCAGTTACGGATTATTTCGGGCAGCAATGCTGCTCTTGGGGTTTCGCGGATCGTCCAATGGTGCCCAGACCTTTGGCAATGTTTCCACATCACGTGGATCCAGTGCCGCCAGCAATCCACCCGCCTTGCTGATTGCGGTGCAAACAGTCACATTGTAATCTTTCAATGCTGCTTCCACCTCTGCCTGATCTTCCGGCGGCAACTTTGCAATGATGTGCCCGATGCGCAGATCCAGAGCGACAACAGCATTGCGGGCAGTGCACATTTCGACCTCGATTCTGTGATAGACTTCCTCCACGTAGGCCGGGGTGCGGGGTTTAGACTTCATATGTTTCGATAAGTTCAGTTTCACGGTAAGTACCTCATACGTTGGGGATGCCTTTGCATCCGTTTTCTAAAAAATTAGATTTCTCCCGGCGTTTCATGCTGCGTCTGACCATCGCACTGCTTCAAAACAGCGTCAGCAGCGCGCACTTTTTCATTGATTGCCCGCGCCCGTGCTGCTTCACGTTCACGAAAACGCTTGATTTCTGCGCGGCCCTTCTCGCCAGAATCCGGGCGAAAATAGCCGCCGGGCGGCTCTGAAGTGTACAGCACCAGCAGGCCCTGCGC